ATGGTTACCGACACGACCGCTACTGACCGGCTGAGTAGGCTTCAGGCTGCGCTCCGCGATAGGGGCGTGGTCGATGTTAAGTTCTTCCTGAGCAAGGAAGAGGCGACGCCGTCCAAAGTTGCGAATGATGCTATGAACCTTCTTGAGGCAATGCTCGAAGGTCGCACGCGTCCGTTCACTGGCTTGGGCGATTCCGTGCGCGTCAGCATCTAAGCTGAATCTCGAGAGTCATAACTGAGGGCGCCGAAGGGTGCCCTCTTTTGCTTAAAAGGGAAGAGCAATTGGCCACCATTCACTTCAGGGAAGACGACATTACTGCCTGCCTTCGTAGGACTATGGAGGTCAGTGAACTCTATGAGATGTACGTCCGTGGTGACGGTCGAGCGACCCGCAGATCAGTTGATGATTTGCTCTGGTTGTGTGGACAGCATCTCCAGAAAGAAATCTCGATCCAGTATGTTTCAATCCCAGAGGATGGCACCTCGATCAAGGCTGGCTTTCTCGCACTTGCTGATGGCCAATACTTGATTGGATTGGTCGAAGGCATGACGGACGAAGACGAGCGTTTCGTTCTGTGCAAGGAGCTCTTCCACGTCATGTTTGATCATGAGGGCATCCGGAACATCGATTTGGCTACGCATCTGGCGGAGTACGCCTCGCTCTTTCAGGCTCCTGACTGTGTGGGTGAGCCGCAGTGCTCGGTCGCATGGGAGAACTTGGCAGAGATCGCTGCGATGGAGTTCTTGTTTCCCTATGACCAACGATTGGCCCATGTCAACGGCGGGACGACTTTGGACTTTGGCCGGTTGGCTACCCGCTATGGCATCCCGCGCTATTACGTCGAGATTGCCTGCAGCCCAGGCAACATGCAGTTCTTGGGCCGCGTGATCGATAGAATCAGGCAATCGATGGCAGCATGAGTTTTGGGGTTATGTGAAGGGGAAGGGCTGCTACGACGCAGTCCGCAGCCTCCGCCACTGCTTCGTGGCCTCATGGCGTTGCCCGTCGATGTAACTGGCTAGCTCATCTGCAGCGACCAGCCAGGGCGACTTCTGGCTACCGAGGCGGAACACCGGCACAGGTAGGGATTGGCGCGTAGCGCGCCTGTTCGCTTCTTCTGGCTTCATGCCGAAGTGGTGGCAGCACCTCTCCAGCGGGATGTGCCCGGTGCCGAACTCTGCCAGTAGCAGGAAAACGGTAGTGGTCGTCATGGCTCGATCGATCCTGTTGCTTGGTTCGCCAACGCGTCGTAGCGCGCCGCTTCGGCGAGGTAGTGCTGAACCCGCTCCTCACGAACGGAGGCCGGGAAGTTGTAGGCGACGCGCGCTGCATCGGCGGCGACGCGGTTGATTTCGGCCAGGCGCCGAGCGCGATAGCCGAAGATGTCCAGCTGCTCAGGCGCGCCGAGCATTGCCGCGCACCTTCGGGCTGTCGGGGAGGGCGACCAGGCGCTGCAGCAGCGCCGCGTGCTGTCGCCGGGTCAGGTCCAGGGTGCTTTCGCACCCGACCGCGCGGACGTGCGCCCGGTACGTGTCCTCGTCCAAGCCCTTCTGCCCGTGAGCAAGCCGGCGTAGGGCTTTCACCATGGCCGGGCTGATCTTGAAGTCAGTCATCGCCGGCGCCTCGCGGCCCATTCGCTTCGAGCGCGGCCCGGATGACCTGGCGCCAGCGGCTCGCCGCGGAGAGGCTCATCGGCCTGAACTTGCGGATCTCCTCCACGCTCGGCGCTCGGTCGCGGAATCGCTGGGCCAGCTGCACCGCAATCAGCATCGTCGGCACCCGAATCTCGCCGCGCTTCGCATTCGGCCGTGCGCCGACAGCCTGGCAAAGCTGAGCGCCCTTCCAGCCGTACCGGAGCCGGGCACGGATAGCGGCGTCCGTCACCCCGGCAACCACGGCGATCTGGGGTACAGAAAGCCGGCCGTAGCGCCCACAGTTGATCAGGACCGGCGGCCGCCCGGTGCGCTTTCGCACCGGCTGCGCACCTATGGTCGGTGCCAGCGGCAAAGCCACGTCACGCATCGCTCGCCTCCTGCGGGCTGTCGATGGGCGGCCTTGCGTGCTGTTCGGCACTGCACCACAGGCACGTCTGCGTGCCGTCAGGCTGCGGGATCGACCAAAAGTGTTCGCCGGTCGGCCAGATGCACTTAGACATCCTTCACCCCCTGCGGGCGGGCGGCGACGGGTGGAGCAGGGTGCGGCGTCCAATGCGTGTGATAGCCAGGCCAGTCACTGTCGTTCGGAGTTCCGCACCATGCCGGCTCACCGGCCCAGTCGTGGCCGCACCATGCCCACCACATGACATTCCCATCGTCCTCGTGCCATTCCGAGAGCGCACGAGCTATCAACGGCCTTGCCTCCGGCGCGGCGCGCAGGGCGGCGCGCCGGTTCCAAGCTTCAAAGGCATCGTCCTGGTGGTAGAAGTAGTCCATGCCCACATCGCAGTAGGTGCATTCGACCTTGTTGAAGCCGGCATCGCCCCATACGGTGTGCTTTGCCGCCTCGCCGCAGAACGGGCAAGGGAGAAGCTCGCGGGCGTGCTGCATCAGGTCAGCCATGGCGCACCGCCCACTTTCGGTTGTGAAGCTCTATGGCTCCCCTCTTGCGCAGTGATTGCAGCCGGCGGTCCACGATTCTGTAGCAGTCCGCTCGCTCATCGCCGAACGCGGCGACGCACGCCTCCTTAACCTTTCGATTCGGGAAGATCGCGCCAAACGTGTCGGCCCCATTTTCAATGCAGCTGACAATTGCTGCGTCGATGCTGCTGTAATCAATTGCCATTGGACACCCCAGCGCCGTGGCTGTTGGCCTGCTCGTCTGCCGCTCGGATGACACGACCGCCGGCACCGTAGAACGTCGCGTCCAACTGCTCGGGGTGCTTCATCAGCACATCGCAATCGCAGAGCATCCCGGCCACGTTGTAGCTACAGCGGTTGTGGTGGTACTCGGGGGCGACGCTTCGGGTGATTTCCCACCCTCTCGGGAAATCGACGCTCACGGCTGCACCTCCGCATCGCCGGCCTGCGCGGCGTCCCGAGCGGCACGGAGTCGGTCCGCCAGGTCGTCGGTAAGCTCGCCGTCCGCATCCGCGCGTTCGACCGCAGTCGCCGCTTCGATCAACGCGGCCAGAACCGAATCCCGCGCCTCGCTGCCGCCCTTGGGGCTGTTCAACCCACAGATGCACTCGGCACTTGCGGGCTGGGCATTGCAATAGTGCGCATGCAGCAGCTCGTCAGCGTCGCCCTTGGGGCTGGCGTCGATCAGGTCCAGCACCTCGGCAATACCGCTGATGTACGGCAAGTCGCCATCGAACTTGATGCAGATGCGCTGTACCGCCCGGTGAAAATGCTCAATGTCGATCCCCGGCGCTGCGGGGGTGCGCATCGCTGCAGCGTGCAGCTCGCCGATGATCCGGCCGGCGTCCTCGTGGTCCTTCGCGCCAAGCATGTGCAGCAGATGCGCGTGCAGGTGGTCGGCCGGCGCTGCGGCGACGGGGGCGGCGTAGAGCGGTTCCGTGCTGATGATCTGCACCGGGCGCGGACTGATGCCAAGCGTATCCAGCGTCGGGCGGTCCGGTCCGCGCACGAACGTCTCGCAGCAATCGATGTTTTCCGGGTACATGCGGAACGTGACGCGCCAGTACGCCACCGCCTCCTGCGCTGCGGCGGGCTGAGTAGTCAAGTTTTGCTTGACTACTGGTGATGCCGGATCGGGCTGCTCGTTGTGTGCGTTCATGCGGCTTGCTCCATGGCGGCCAGGTCGATCTCGTCCACGCGGTCGCGCAGCTGGCGCTTGGCGTGGCGCAGGACTTTGGCGATGTAGGTGGGATTGGCGGTGGTGAAGAAGGTCCGGGCTTCCATGTGCAGCGCGCCTCGGTGGTCGCGCCGGAACAGGCGGTAGGTCACCGCGGATCCGTCGTCGGTCGGGAAGCGGCCCCAGCTGAGGCCTTCGTTGCGCTTCGGGGCGCGGCGGGTGAAGTGGCGGCTCATGCAGCCTTCCTCCACTTCGTAGCCAGGGAATCCCACGTCAGCGGGTGCGGGCGCTTCTTGATCCGCTGGTAGGCGGCGTCGGGCGAGATGCCCAGCCGGCGCGCAATCTGGGCTGTCGTGCAGAGCTGTCCCTCCACGACGTGCGCGTAGAGAGCGGCCCGTGCGGCACCGCCGCGGCGCGAGCCGGCGCGGCTCTCTTCGGGTTGGAAGGTGACGGTGCCCATCAGGCGGCCTCCGGCATGCGGCGCAGCTCGTCAACGATCTTCTCCACCTCCAGGTCGGCCGCCTTGATCGCGGCGCGAAGCTCGGCGATGGCCGCCTCGTCGCGCTCCACGCGCGTGATGGCCAGCTGCAGGCGGTCGGGGAAGCGCGGGTCGTAGCTCACCGCGTCCACCCAGGGCGCGCCGACGACCAGCATCTGGTGCTGCAGCTGCCAGCGGTACTCGACTGCGTGCGCGCCGGTGCGCAGGGCTTCCAGGTGCTTCTGCATGCTGGCCGGGCACTTGATCTCAACCAGTCCGTCGCCCACCAGCCCATCGGGGCTGCAGCCGGTGTTCGGGAGCTCGCTGCACAGCACGAAGCCGGCTTCATCGACGGCGCGACCGGTGATGAAGCTGTAGGCGTCCCGCGCCTCGGCCTCCAGTTCGATGCCCCGATCCATCGCCGAGTTGCGGTAGGTCTCCACCGGTTGGCCGGTCAGGCGCTCAACGGCCAGTAGCGCGAGCAGGTTGGCCCGGGACGCGCTCGGGCCGGACTTCGTGCGGGCCATCAGGTCAGCGGCGCGCGAAGCGGTGAACATGCCGCAGCGCGCCAGCATCCAGTCGGCCGATTCCTGAGCCACGTTCGCTTTCAAGACACGCTCCTCCAAATTTCGCCCCGCCTAATGCGGGCGACGTGGGAATAAGCGACCCCGAACCGAGCGCCGATCTGACGGATCGTTCCGGTAGCCGCACGAATTTCGCGGATGTCACTGGGCGCTAGGCGGGTCGCGTGACTCTCCCCGCGTGCCGTGCGTCCCTTTGCCACCTTGTCCGCCACGTTGTCTGCGTTGGTCCCGAGGAAAAGGTGTGCCGGGTTCACGCAGAGGCGGACATCGCATCGATGCAGGACATGCAGTCCGGGCGCGATTGGCCCGTTGTGCAGTAACCACGACGCGCGATGCGCGAGGGTTTGTCCGCCTTGCATGGCGAACCAGCCGTAGCCCCCGGCTCCGCGATTGACGGCGCCTGTCCAGAGCCAGCATTCCCCTGACCGATCGGTCTTGGCCAGAAGACGATCGATCGCCTTCATGCCTTGACCTCCTTCGCCCGGGCGGCCCACAGGGCGCGGATCTGGCGCATGGCAGGAGCAGGGATGCCGGTCTTGGTGCGCAGGTCCGCGGCGATCCGGTCCAGGTCATCCTTGTCGAGGGCGTCCTTGATCGCGTCCGCCCAGCTGGTGATGTCGAAGCCAGTGGAGGCGATGAAGGCGTCGTCGTCCTCGCCGTGGCTGGTGAGGTTGAGCAGCGCGCCGGCGGTGTACCGCTTGCCGTAGCTCACGCTGGAGGCCACCGCCTGCACAGCGTTCTTGTTGCCGCTCGCGTCGGCGGGCAGCTTGATCGTGGTTTCCTCCCGGTGGCCGCCCTTGTGCGACAGGACGCCGGTGACGGCAATGCCGTCGGAGAAGTCGGTGCGGAATGAGAGGGCAAAGCCGAACTGCTTCATGATCGGCTTGATCGCGGCGTTGATGTCCTCCCACAGGGCGTAGGTGTAGCGCCCCGCGGCGTTGCCGCGCTCCCCGATACTTGGCAGGGCGTCCTGCATTTCGGCCAGGTCCGCCGCGAAGTCGGCGGCAGCCTGGCGCTCCTGGATGCGCTCGTGCATCTGCATCAGGCGCTCCATCTTCTCGATGTCGCAGTTCGGATCGGCCGCTGCGCGCGAGATGACGGAAAGGATGGTCGCGCCCTCGTTCCGGGGCTGCGGGTAGTTGTCGGGTGCGGCTGCGACTACAGCGTTCATCGATAGCTCCTGCCGGCGTTGCCGGCGTTGCGGGAATAAGTGCCGGGATTGCCCGCCCGGCCGGGGTGCGGAACTGAGGGGATGGCAGTTCCGCGGGTGCCGCCCGAGGGGAGCGGGCGGCAGGGGGATCAGCGGGTGTCGCGCTTGCGCTGCTCGGGGAAGCTGCGCGGGCGGATGAAGTCGATGCGGCGACGGGTGAGCCGACGATGCTCGCGGCGGCAGGCGCGGACGATCAGCACCAGCAGCCAGAGGCACAGGAGAGCCAGCGGCAGCACGAAGGAGTCGGCGCGCACAATCACGGCGCGGCGGGCCATGTCGGCGAAGAACACCAGCGCCGCGGTGTAGAGGGCGAGCCGGATCACGGGTGCACCTGCCTGCGGCGGCGGTACACGGCCATAGGCGGGCGGGGCTTCGGTGGCCTGGTCTGCCACAGGTGCAGGATCAGTGCGCCACCCAGCGCCGGGCCGATCATCGTCAGGGCCAGGGCGATCACGACAGCGCCCCCAGCAGCGTTGCCGCACCGAAGCCAGCGAGGAACGCCAGCACAGCGATAACGACCATGTCGCGCGCGGTCTGCTTCGCCGCGGTTTTGAGGGCTTGTTCGAAGCTCATGCCGCAGCCTCCACCTGGCGAGCGATAGCTCGCTGTGCACCCCACACCCGGAAGTCCATCGCTTCCTCGTGGTATGCCTGCGCATGAGCCAGCATGGTGCGGAATCCGTTCATCGCTGCGTGGTCGCCACGGTCGCCGCGCTCCTGAATCTCGCGGACAACGGCTGCCATCTGCATGCATAGCTTGTAGCCGGCGATCTCGTCCAACTTGGCGAAGAAGTCGGCCTGCTGCTCGGCGTCCATCTCCCAGAACATCTCGGCCAGTTGCGCCGGTCGGATGCTCACACTGGCCATCACGTCGATAGCGCTCATGCCGCAGCCTCCGGAGCGAAACGCGATTCGCTGTTCGCGGCCGCCTCGGCAAGGTCTCGCAGGTACACCGACCGGCAGGCCGACGCCTCGCGGGCAACCGCGGCAATCTTGTCGATCACAGGCTGGGGCAGGGATTCCAGGTCGGACCCAAGAACCATGCCGGTGGGCGGGATGCGGTCGCCAATGTCCGCGAACATCGACTCGATGCCGGCATAGGCGTCCTCGCTCAGGGTCCCGGACATCCACTGGTCCGCCTCGGCGACCTTCGCCGGGTTTGCCCGGTACTGCTCGATCAGGGCGTCAATGCGCTCGGCGAGCGCTTCGCCATCCTCGGACGGCGCCTGGTCGTCGTAGGCCCGCTGTGCGGACCGGATCATCGTCTGGTGCTGCAGTGCCATCCCAGTCTCCAAGCCCCTCCGGGTATCCGGGTGTCGTGGGGCGATGGAGCGAGTAAACATCAAGTTGACCCCAATGGTCAACATGAAGTTGACTTACGGGTAAACATCCCGACGAACGGTCAGGTACCGCTTAACAAAGAGCCCCGCCGGAGCGGGGCTCGACATGGTCTACCAAGGCAGGTGCCTATGCAGTCCAGTTGCAGGTGGCGCCTCGAATGAGCCCCACTTCGACGAACGGAACTCCATCATGGATAGCCTCTTCAGCTCTGACGAGTTTCGCCAATAGCGCATCCAAGTCAGCGTCAGATAGGCACTCCATCACTCCTGACACGTCCATCGTCTCTTGGCGGACAAGCCATTCAAGACGGTACATTCCTGCGAGGTCCCGGATTCGGGAATAGAGCACGTCGCGTTGCAGTGCATTGAGCCCATGTGCAACACCAGGTCCACTGCCTGTCTCTCCTACAACATGCAGTCGGCCTGGCCCACGGCCAGTCTTCAACCCAACCTTCGCTGCGATGCGAAGAGCAATCTCGTGCCTACTATCCCGCGACATAAGACCTCACCCAGCTGACATAACCTTTGTCCTGACGCTGGCGGCGGCACCATCAATCTCCGTTCCATCAAGGATTGCCTGTGGCCCACGCGCAGCGATCTCGTTGGCTATCTCGTCTTCGACTCGTTCCCGGAGATGCTCGGGGATGGCCCCGAATGCAAGGTCTCGGATCCTGTCGTTGAGCGCGATAGCTGCGCGAATGATCAGACCCTGTTCTCGCAAATCTTGCGACTGCCTTGGGATGTGGAGTGTGCCCACGTTGTCGTTGACCCAATCCAACGAAAGACCCATGTCCTCCAATGGCTTGCGGTACTTGTCCGGCAGCTTGGAACGAGAGACCCATTGCTGAGCGGTCTGTTTCGATGTCTCAGCCTTCGCGCCCAGGTGTTCTGCGAATGCTCCCCGGCCATTGAAGCCGGCGGCCTTTACTGCGGCGTCAAGGCGCTGTTTGAAAGCGTGCGAATCGTTCATCCCGCCATGCTGGGTTGACCGTCCGTCGGCAGCAATAAACGTGAAGTTGACTTTCGAGTCAACAAGAAGTTGACTATCGGGCATGAGCAGACTCCATCCCGATGCGGCACTTATCGATCAGCTGGGCGGCCCGGCCGCCTTGGCCCGCACCCTTGGACTGGAAGGGAAGGGCGCTGTCCAGCGCGTCCAGAACTGGAAATACCGAGGAATCCCCGAGGTCCTGTGGCTCAGGCGCCCCGACGTCTTCGGCCCGGCGCCCGAGAAGGGCGAGGCGGCTTGAGATGGACGGGTCACCCCATAAGGCCGGGCCAGTCTCGACTTCCACTGTCGGGGCCAAAGCTAATTTTGCAGTGAGTGCAGCGCCAGCGATCACTCCAGTTCTGCAGCACGACCTTCCGATCCTCATCGAAGCACCGCTGGCACAAGTAGTGGGCCGGCTGCGCGACGCCTGGCTGAGCGGTCCCGTCTGCCTCTGGCGAGACGTTGAAGCGATACACGAATGCACCGGGGCTGATCTCGAACAGCGTGTAGCGTTCGCGCTCCGTGCGCTCTTTTTCGAGTTCTCTCACTTGCTCGGTGAGGGTCACTCGCTCTTGCTGCAGCTGGAAGAAGGCCGCGTTGACCGCCAGGAGCTGGCCCTGCAGGTCCAAGAGTTTCTGCGTCATCTCGGCAATAGCGGCGCCAGTTGCGTTGAAGTCGCGGATTTCCAATGCCGCCTTCGCGGTGCTGATAGCCGTGCCAATGGAGCTCGCCGCCGTGGCGAGTGATGCAAAGTCCATGTCCGTCTCCGGTAGTGGTTGGGTTGGTTCGCACCTCCAATCCTACCGGCAGGCGGGCACCTTCCAGCCCCGGCACTCAGCGGCTCCCCAGGAACGGCACAACGACGCCGGGCCGGGCAGGGCGCTGCCGTTCGCGCTTCGGGATGTAGCGGACGGACACCCGATCCCCGCGGCGGCTGATGACGTACAGCCGGCCGCACATGCGCTGCAGCACTACGACGTTCTGCGGGCACTTCTCCACTAACTCCACGCGGCTCGGTCCTTCGGGGCTGGGCCTTTATTTCGACCTGATGAGCCTGTCCCACGCAGTCCCACGCGGTGGGACCACCGAGGAAACCACCATGGCGGACCACCAACTGCCCCTGTTCTACGAGACCTACGAGGACGCCATCCGCGACTGCGTTACCGCCCTGGGCGGGAACAAGGTCGTGGGCTCGACGCTCTGGCCGGCCATGCCGGCGGACGAGGCCGGCCGGAAGCTGGCGCAATGCCTGAACCCCGACAAGCGCGAGAAGCTGGACCTGGGCGAGCTGCGGCTGATCCGGCGCGCCGCGCGCAAGGCCGGCGTGCACATCCTGGCTCACTACGAGGCCCGGGACGCAGGCTACACCGAGCCTCAGCCGCTGAACCCTGAGGACGAGGCCGCCCAGCTGCAGCGGGAGTTCATCGCCGCGGTGAAGGGGCTGGAGGCACTGCAGGGCCGCATGGCGCGGCTGGGCGGGGTGGCGGCATGAGGTACATGACCGATCCCCTGGAAAGGGCCATCTGGCTGGTCCAGCAGCGCTGGCACATCGCCGGCTGCCTGCAGCTGCTGCGGGGTGCGTGATGGCCAGGATTCGCACGCCGAAGGCGCAGCCCTTCAAGAAGAAGGCCATTCCGGCCGCCTCCCGTCGCGGCCTGGCAGCGGCGAATGGCGCTGTGCCGCTTAGGACCACCGAGGCTTCCTGCCACTACTGTGGCGCACCGGGGCGCATCCACTGGATCACCACCTCATGGGTGTGGTTCGAGAAACTGGAGATGGATCACGTCCATCCCGAATCACTCGGTGGGGATTCCTCCCCCGCAAACCTGGTGCTGGCCTGCCGGCGCTGCAATCGTTCGAAGGGGGCTCGCCATGCGTGACTACGCCAAGGTGATGCCCACCTTCTGGACGGGCGAGACCGGCAAGGCGATCCGCCGAAGGGGGCCGGAAGGGGTCATCTGTGCCCTGTACCTGATGTCCTCGCCGGCCTCGAACATGCTGGGCCTGTACTACCAGCCCATCCTCTACATGGCGCACGAGACCGGGCTAGGGGTCGAAAGGGCCTCCGAAGGGTTGAGGGTGTGCATCGAAGAGGGCCTTTGTAGCTATGACGAAGGGTCCGAGTTCGTGTGGGTCCACGAGATGGCTACCTTCCAGATTGGCAAGGGTTTGAAGGCCTCGGACAACCGTTGTGTGGGCGTGCAGCGGGACTACGACAGCCTGCCGGACAACCCGTTCCTCGGTGCCTTCTTCGACCGCTACAAGGCCGATTTCCACCTGACGCGCAGAAGGGGTTCGGAAGGGCCTTCCCGACCCCTTTCAAGCCAAGAGCAGGAACAGGAGCAGGAACAGGAAGAAGAGCAATCCTCACTTCGTTCGGATTCGCAGCCGCCGGCCGACGCCGTCGACCTGCTGCCGGACGCCCCGCAAGCCGCAACCGTGCATCCGCACCCTGGCGGCAAGACGGCCGAGATCGTCCTGGCTGCCTACCACCAGCTGCTGCCGAGCTGCCAGCGTATCGTGGTGCTGAACCCGAAACGCCAGCGGCGGGTGCTGGCCGCGGACAAGCTGGCCCGCCAGCTGTGCCGGCAGTTGGGCTGGGAGTACGACGCCGCGGCCTTCTGGCAGGCCTACTTCGAGCAGTGCGCCGCTGACCCGTGGCTGCGCGGCGACGTGCCGAACCCGAACAACCCGCGGTGGAAGCAGAACCTGGACGTGCTGCTGGCCGAGGACCGCTTCGCGCAGATCATGGACCAGGCCGTGACCGCGCTGGGGGATGCGGCATGACCGCGCCGATCGACACCCAGGGCGAGCTGGAGCGGATGGCGGCTCTGTACGCCGGCGCCAAGGAGTCCGCAGCACCGCAGGGCGCCCGTGTGCCCCCGCACAGCATCGACGCCGAGCAGGCCGTGCTGGGCGGGCTGATGCTGGTGGCGCGGGCCTGGTGGAACGTGGCGGACGTGGTGACGGCCGAGGACTTCTACCGCCGCGACCACCAGCTGATTTTCCGGGCCATCGCCGAGTTGGCCGCCAAGGAGCAGCCCTTCGACGCGGTGACCATCGGTGAGTGGTTCGAGTCCCGCGGCAAGCTGGATCAGGTGGGCGAGGGTGCCTACCTGCTGGAGCTGGCCAGCACCACGCCGTCGGCGGCGAACATCCGGGCCTATGCCGAGATCGTGGCCGACAAGGCCAGGCTGCGGCAGCTGATCGAGGTCGGCACGGCGATGGTGAACGATGGGTTCGCCCCGGACGGCCGCAGCAGCGTGGAGCTGGTGGGCGAGGCCCAGAGCCGCATCGGTGGGTTGCTGGACAGCGAGCCGTGCGAGCTGGAGTCGGTCGCGCCTGTGATGCAGCGGGTCTACGACCGCCTGTCCGAGCGCGCTACCGCCGGAACCCAGGTGCATGGGCTGTCCACGGGCATCACGGACCTGGACGCACTGCTGGGCGGCCTGCAGCCGGGCGGGCTGTACGTCCTGGCAGCACGCCCGAAGATGGGCAAGACCACGCTGGCGCAGAACATCGCCGAGTGGGTGGCGCTGCAGCAGCACAAGGCCGTGGCGGTCTTCAGCTTCGAGATGCAGCCCGAGGAACTGGGCGATCGCATGCTGGCGAGTATCGGCGGGATCGACGGCCAGCGGATCCGATCGGGCGAGCTGGACGACAACGACTGGAGCAACGTCACACGCGCGATGAAGCGGCTGCGCGAGGCCGCCATCTTCGTGAGCCGTCCGCGCAATGCTCGCGTGGAGCATGTGGTGGCGCAGGTGCGCCGGCAGCATGCCCGCAACCCGCTGGGCCTGGTGGTGATCGACTACCTGCAGCTGATGACCGTGGTGGGGGAAAACCGAGCCGCCGGCATCGGCGAGATCACCCGGGCGCTGAAGCTGATGGCGGCCGAGTTGAAGGTGCCTGTGCTGCTGCTGTCCCAGCTCAACCGCGACGTGGAGAAGCGCAACGACAGGCGCCCCATCGTCTCGGACCTGCGCGACTCCGGCTCCATCGAGCAGGACGCCGACGCGGTGGTGTTCATCTACCGCGACGAGGTCTACGACCGGCACACCCGCTACCGCGGCACGGCCGAGCTGATCGTGGGCATCCAGCGCAACGGCCCGTCCGGCGATGTGCGTGTGCTGTACCAGCCCGAGCAGTTCCGGTTCTCGAACCTGCCGGAGTACTGGCAGCCGGCGCCCATCGCCACTACCCCCGACAAGCCCGCGAAGGCGGCCGGCTTCGGCCGGATGAAGACCACGGCCGCAGCGGCAAGGGCAGGTGACCAATGAGTACCTTCATCCTTCGGGCCGAGAACGCCCGGGACCGCATGGCCGCGGCCTGGCGCTTCGCCTGCCAGTACCTGGAGCTGGGCCGGGCCGTCCGCGTCGAGGTCAAGGAATGCAAGTCCACTCGCAGCTTGGAGCAGAACGCGATGCTCCACGCCATCTGTGAGGACATCGCCCAGCAGCGGCAGTGGGCCGGCCGCTGGATCGACAAGGAGGGCTGGAAGCGCCTGCTGGTCGACGCCTGGGCGCGCACCGAGAGCCGGCAGCAGGGCGACATCGTGCCGTCGCTGGACGGCGCCAGCGTGGTGAACCTGGCCGTGCAGACCCGGACCATGTCCGTGGGCGACATGGCGGACCTGATCACCTTCGCGCAGGCCTGGGCCGTGGACAACGGCGTGCGGCTCAACGAGCCGCGGTATCGGGACTACGGCGAGCAGCCGCGGAGGGTGGCTTGATGGGCTCACCTTTCGGCTACGCGCTCCGCGTAACCCCTGTCGCCGCGGAACTCGATATCCAGTCTTACAAGCTGGTTATACAAATACGTTGCGCGCCCAAGATGGCTATTGAGGAGCCCTTCGTCATCCCAAAGCTCATCTGGGTTGTCGCCATGCTCGATGACAGCTTGATAGTACTCATCGACGCGAGTGGCTATTTCGCGAATTCGCAGCCAAACCGGCAGATAGCTTGGATCCGGAAGAACATCCAACTCAAGCTCCATCGCCGCATTGGACAAAAAGCTCCAGTCGGCCCGATGGCCGAACATTGCGATACCCCTCCTACCCGATGGCGATTTGACGCTTTCGTGAAGGGACTCAATTTGTTCAAGAAGGAGTTTGGCGAGTACCAAGAACTGGTCAGCAGCCAGCCTGCGCTTATGAGCGTCATGCCATCGCGGAATAAACACGCCCGCAACGATTGCGAGGACAGACAGCAACGCTTGGGACCAAGCTGCCCATACCTCGGGCTTCAAGCAAGGCGCCCCAACGATAATGGGGCAGTAGAGTGGATCAGCCAAAGCAGTTCCTCGTTGTTCAGCTGGGGCGCAGCATGAAGCGCGGCCGCTCAACCGGCAAGCCGACGGCCGTCCAGCAGGCGCGGATGGACGCCATCACCGAGATTGGCTGCATAGTTGCCCACAGCCTGGGCCTCGGCTACGTCCCCTGCGAGGTGCACCACCTCACCGTCGGCGGCAAGCACGGCGCCAAGCGGCGCGGTCATGACTTCACCGTCGGCCTGAATTCCTGGAGCCACCGCGGCGAGCCCTTCGGCGGCATGTCGGCTGACACCTGCGAGCGCCTGTTCGGCCCTTCCTATGCCAAGCAACCGCGCCGGTTCCGGCAGGAGATCGGCAGCGACGACTACCTGCTGGACCTGCAGAACACCCTGATCGAGAAGCACACGAAGGAGAGCCGTCCATGGGCAGCATGAGCGAGAACGAGATTAAGCCGGTGGCGTTCCAATGGCAGGATGAGGTTGGAAAGTGGAATCCAGTCCAGTACGAAAAGGCGATGCAGCGCGGGGCCAATGGCTATAAGGTCCGCGCGCTATTTGATCAACACGCAATCTACCGCCTGATGGCAGAGCGGGATGCGGCTGTGGCGGATGCCGCCCGATGGCAGGAGCTATGCCGCAAGATTGATGCCGGGACGTTTCCCAGCATCGTTATAGACGACGCGATGGCGATGGGGGCAGGCGCATTGGAACTGCAGGTGGACGCTGCCCTCGCACAGGAGGTCACCCATGCCGGCTAAGAATCCGAAGGCGTACTTCCCCGGCTGCACAGCTCGCATTTCCTTCAAGCCCGTGGACAAGTGGGCGCGCTCGCAGGCCCAGCGCCATCCCAGTCTCTGGCCATACTTCGAGACTTGGGAGGCTGCACACGATCACATGGTCCGCGAGGCGTTGGCGAAGCTGGAGCGTGCCGAGAAGGAACTGGTTAGTCGCCGCAAGCATCTGTCTGCGGTGTTGGCGATGAATAAGCCGGAGAAAGAGGGATGACCGCGCTTCGCCTGACCTTTGGGATCGACCCGGGAATCTCTGGGGCCATCGCTGTGCTGGCCGACGGCGAGGCTGGCCCGATTATCGATATGCCGCTGCTGGGCGAGGACAGGGAGGTGGATGCCCGGCAGGTGGCGCTGTTCATCCGTGCCGCTCGGGAGCTTCACCCTGGTGCCGCGGTGTCGGCGGTCATTGAGCGCGTCCGGGCGATGCCGCCCAAGGACGGCGAGCGCAGGGCCGGCGCACAGTCGTCGTTCAACTTCGGCGACCACTACGGCAAGGCCAAGGCGGTGCTGGAGCTGCTGGGCATCCCGTACACCCGCGCCGAGCCGGCCAGTTGGAAGCGCCAGTTCGGCCTGATCGGCCAGCCCAAGGATGCGTCCCGGGTGCTGGCGATCCAGCGGTTTCCCACTGTGGCTGCCGAGCTGAAGCGGAAGAAGGACAACGGCCGGGCCGATGCCCTGCTGATTGCCCTGTACGGGGAACAGCGCCTGGCCAGCGGGGTGGCTGCTTGACCGATGCAACGGCCCGCATGTGGAAGCGCTACCGAGCCCGGGTTCGCCGCCATGGGCGCTGCTCGGTGTGCCAGTTCCGTGAGCTGAGCGACGGGGTGTTCCACTGTCGGCGCCAGCCGGACCGGCAGGGTGCGTGCGACACCGACGGTCGCCTGCCGGCGTTCCGATTGGACGACGAGGTCCTGGACGAGCTGCGAGATGCGTAGAGCGGGAGGATGCGATGGCCACTTCGAACCACGACACCAACCGAGACCCCACGCCGCGTAGGCAGGTGGAGCGCCGCATCAAGCCGGCCTTCTGCCTGGACGACTGTGCCACGGTGCAGGAGTTGGCCCAGCGGCTCCAGAAGCGCATCCGCCAGACGCTCTACGCCCGAGGGGCGGGCACGGTGGTGGCCATCAACAGCCAGGCAGAGGTCTACCTGCTCATGGCGGGCGAGGCGAGGACCGAGCGCTTCTACGCCGAGCAGTACGACTGGGTGATGGGCACCTATGCGGAGTTGCCGATGGGCGGGGGCAATGCGGCGGTCCCGGACCTGCACGCCCTGGAAGAGGACATCCGCTTCCACCTGCCGGCATGGGCACTGGACGATGAGCCTGCCCAGTTGGACCAGGGAGCCGAGCGGCCCGTGCAGCTCCAGCTCCCGTTCCCTCCGTTGCATGAGATGGCCGCTGCCGCGTAATGGCGGCATGAGCGACCGCCAGACGCCCAACACCATCGATCCGTATCTCGAAGCGCCTGCCGGGGCGCTCTCTGCAGTACCGGCCCGACCAGCGGGCAGGTGTCGACAACAGCCCGCAGCCGACACGGAAGAGGCCGCGTGCGGCCGGCCGAGGGCCATGACCCTCGGTGACGCCATGACTTCCGGGAATCGGCAGCCTTCCACCTGGTGCCGGGCGGGGGTGGCAGGATGAGCAGGCCAACCCGATTCAATCCGGAAGTGGCTGAGCGCGTATGTACCCGAATTGCAGAGGGGCGCAGTATTCGGCAGGCCTGCGTAGGAGAAGGGTTGCCGCATTGGCGGACGCTGATGCGCTGGCTATCCACGCAAGACGCCGAGCCCGCAGATGGGAAGGCCAGGAGCGAGCCAGGCCCATACGAAGCGTTACGCCAGCAATACGCGCGCGCGTGCGAGATTCGGGCAGACGCTCGATTCGAGGCCATGGATCATGTGCTGTACCAGGTGCGGCAGGGAAAAATGGATGCTGCAGCCGGACGACTGCATCTGGACGCAATCAAGTGGCAGACGGCAAAGGAGAACCCCAAGAAGTACGGGGACGCCTTTACCGTGCGGGGGGATAAGTCGGCACCTCTGGAAGTGCGCACAACGGCCAAGGATCTGACCGACGACCAGCTGGCCGTTTTGGCGGCAGGTGGCCTTCGTGCAGCTACATGACGTAACCGCCCAAGGCGCTGCGGCTGAGTTGCTGCGCCGTCGCCGCGCGCGCGCATCGTTGCTGGCCTTTGCCCAGGCGGTGGCCATCCCCGGGGCCCCGCTGTCCGATGACCCCGACGAATGGCTGTTCGCGCCGCTGGGCTCCGGCCTCGCCGCGCACCACCGCCTGATCCTGGAGGCGTGCCAGCGCTGCATCGAGCGCCCGATGGGCCGGCTGATGTTGTTCCTGCCACCCGGTGCGGCCAAATCGACCTACGCCAGCGTGCTGACGCCCGCATGGGCGTTGGGTCGCGCGTCGGGGTTCAAGGCCATCGTTGCCAGCTATGCGGCTACACCTGCCGAGCGCTGTTCCAAGCGCACACGCGCAATCGCCGGCAGCGCGGAGTTCGCCGCGATCTGGCCGGAGCGCACGACGATCAAGGCTGGCAGCGCCAGCGTGACCGAGTGGGAGCTGACCAACGACTCAGGCCTGCTGGCCGCAGGCATCCTCGGCGCCATTACGTCGGCGCGAGCGGACCTGCTGGTCATCGATGACCCCGTGGCCGGGCGCGAGGAAGCCAACTCCCTGACGATCCGCAAGAAGACGCGGGAGGCCTACGACGACGACCTGCTGACCCGCCTTAAGCCGGGCGGCTCGATCATCCTGATCCAGACCCGCTGGCACCCGGAGGACCTGGCCGGCTCGATCCTGCCGGAGGATTACAGCGGCGAGTCCGGCCTGATCCAGTGCCGCGATGGACTGGAGTGGGAGGTGATCTGCCTGCCGGCCAAGGCCGAGCGCGAGGGCGATCCGCTGGGCCGCAATGTGGGCGAGTACCTTTGGCCGGAGTGGTTCCCGCCGGAGCATTGGGCGCAGTACGAGAAGAACGCTCGGACGTGGGCTGCCCTGTATCAGCAGCGCCCACGCCCGGACACCGGCAACCAGTTCGAGGCCGACTGGTTCGAGTGGTATGACGAGACGGACGTGCCGGCCAATCTGCGCCTGTACGGCGCCAGCGACTACGCAGTCACCAAGAAGACCCTGGACAACAACCCCGACTTCACCGAGCACGGCATCTTCGGCGTGGACGAGGAAGGCGACATTTGGATTCGGGACTGGTGGTTCGGGCAGGAGGCCTCGGACGTCACGATCAAGGCGGAAATCTCGCTCGCGCGCCGCTGGAAGCCGGTCACCACGTTCGGCGAGTCCGGCGTGATCGAGAACGCTATCGGCCCGCTGCGCAAGCGGCTTATGCGCGAGGCCAAGGTGTTCGTCATGCGCGAATGGCTGCCGTCCGTAACCGACAAGGTGTCCCGGGTCGCCGGCTTCCGCGCTCGTGCCCATGCCCGGACCGTGCATCTGCCCCGGAACAAGGCCTGGGCAAACCGCCTCGTGGACCAGTTGGTGGCATTCACCGGCCTGCCCGGCGGACAGGACGACGCCGTGGACGTGTGCGGCCTGATCGGGCGAGCGCTTGACCAGGTGCGGGACGCCAAGAAGCCCTCCGTTGAACGGCGACCTTCGGTGAAGCCTTATAGCCGCCAATGGCTGGAACACAGCGACGACGCGGCCGACGCAATGGAACGGAAGAGGAAGATGCTATGACCGGTCCAGGCGACCAGCTGGCCCAAGCGATCGAAGCAGACGAGATGGAGCAGGCGGAAGCCGAGCGCCAGGCTGCAGCAACGCTGGAGGAAGAGGGCGCGGTCAAGGCCTGGTTGAAGCGGATCGAGGATGCACGCGAGTTCGACAAGGGCGCCCGGGAGGGCTACGCCAAGGACCGCACCTACTGCCAGGAGCAGGCCAACGCCGACGTGTACGACGTGCGTGTGCCCATCGCCGGCACCTACGTCGGCATCCTGACCACCTTCCTGTACGCCCGTGACCCTGAGGTCAGCGTGGAGTTGGCCGAGGCCGTCTCACCGCGCATCAAGCAGGAGGCCAAGGCCTTCGCCACCACGCTGGAGATCGTCGTCGGCAGGCTCTGGAAGAAGCGCAAGCTGAAGGCCGCGGCTGACCCGCTGGTTCGCTCCGGCCTGAGCGTGGGCATCGGCTGGCTCAAAGCCGCGTGGCACCGGGAGACGGGCAGCAACCCGGCCCTGCAGCAGGAGATTGCCGGTCTGCGCTCCAGCCTGGCGGCGATCAGCCAGCTCCAGAGCGCCCTGGCCGAAGGCATGGTGGGCGACGACTCCGCACAGCGCGCAGAGCTCGAGCAGCGCCTGCAGCAGGCCGAGGACGAGGCCGAGCGCATCATCTTCAACGCCCTGTGCATCGACTTCGTGCGGGCAGAGGACATCCAGGTGGCGCCCGAGTGCGCGTGCCTGCAGCAGTACGTGGACAGTCCGTGGATCGCGCAACGCTTGTTCATGCCGATGGACAAGGCCAAGGCAGCGTACCCCGAGGTCGCCGACGTGCTGGGATCGGCAACGGCCTACTTCCGCATTCCGGGCAAGGCTGCAGACGGTGCGGGCTTCGGCGGTGCGGCCAGGGGCGACCAGGCTGACGCATTCTCCAAGGGGCCGGCCGGTGCCACTGACACCAGCAAGGCCTGCGTGTGCGTGTGGGAGGTGTGGAACAAGGAGACGGGGCACGTCATCACCCTGGCCGAGGGCTGCCCGCGCTACCTGCGCCAGCCGTTCAAGCCCGAGCAGCGGACCACGCGCTTCTACCCGTTCTTCAGCTGGGCCGTGATCTGGAACGACGGCGCACGCCACCCACAGTCCCTGGTCGATCGCTCGCGCTCGCTGCTGGACGAGTACAACCGCACGCGTACCAACTACCGGACCCACCGCAGCCGCGCGATCCCGAAAACCGGCTTCGATCGTGGAGCCCTGGACCCGCACGACGCCAAGAAGCTCGAAGGCGCAGTGGTGAGCGAGATGGTGGGGCTGGACCTGCAGGGCCAGCGTCCGGACCAGGTGGTGTTCCCGATCAGCTACAACCAGATCGACCCGGCGCTCTACGACACCCAGCAGATCCGCGCGGAGCTGGAGATGATCTGGGGTGTGCAGGAGGCGCTGTCCTCCAGCATCCAGACCGCCAAGACCGCGACCGAGGCCGACATCCAGCAGCAGGGCACGGAGTCTCGCATCGGCTACGCACGCGACAGCCTGGACGAGATGCTCTCCGAGTTGGCCGTCTACACCGCCGAGCTGGCGGTTTCGCCCAACGGGCTGACGCAGGACGAGGCGGCGAACTGGGCCGGCGCCGATGCGCTGTGGTTCAACGTCCCCGAGCCGGAGATGCTGGACATGGTGGTGCAGGTGGACATCCGGGCGGGGTCGTCCGGGAAGCCTGCCACGGCCCTGCGCCAGCAGCAGTGGTCGATCCTGCTGCCGCAGCTTCAGCAGTCCGCCATCCAGATCGGTCAGATGCGCGGCTCGTCGCCACTGGACATCGCCAACTGCCTCGAGCAGCTGGCCGTGGAGACGGTGAAGCGCGCCGGCGATACCAGCATCGACCCGTACAGCTTCATTCCGCAGGCGCCGGCACCGGTTGACCCTGCGCTCGATCCGATGGGTGGTGCCGCCATTGACCCGGCGATGGCTGCCGGTGCCGCCGGCGGTGAGCCGCCGATCGATCCCGCAATGCTCGACCCGGCTGCGATGACGCCGCCGGCAATCACCCCTGTTTGACCCCACACGCCGCCAGCGAGGACACACACGTGCGTATTGACCAGAACGAACCCGACACCACCGCCATCGAGGATGACGGCGCTGCAGCCGCTGCCGCCCAGGCCGCGGCGACTGTCGCCAGCAACGACGGCGACCCCAACACCGAGGCGCTGGACGCCTTCAGCCAGGGCGTGGAGAAGGCCCGCGAGCAGGAAGTGCTGGAGGACGGTGGCACGCCTGCTGCCGCCGTCGATGGGGCTGCTGCAGACCCCGCGGCTGCCGCTGATGGAGGCGGTGCCGCTGCCGCTGCAGGCGCTGGTGCACCGGGCGCCGAGGGCGGGGAGGGTGGTGAGCCGGACCCGGCGGCTGCAGCTGCCGCTGCGGAGGCTGCGAAGCAGCCCGATGCGATCGACGCCGAGATCAAGGACCTGGGCATTTCGAACGAGCGGACCCAGAAGCGCTTCCGCGAACTGAGCGAGCGCGCTGCCGAGGTCGAGACCCTGCGACCGGACGCCGAGCGCGGCCGGCAGTGGGAGGAAACGATCAAGTCCACCGGTGCCGATCCGCAGCAGATGGGCAACGCGCTGAACTACCTGGCCGCCATCAACTCGCGCGACCCGGCGGCGATGGCGCAGGCCTACGACTTCATGCAGCAGGAAATGGCCTGGTTGGCGAAGGAGCTGGGCCGGCCGGCACCGGGCTACGACCCGCTGGCCGAGTATCCCGAGCTGGCCAAGCAGGTAGCCGACGGCGACATGACCAAGGCGGCAGCGGAAGAGCTGATCCGCACCCGGCGCGCCTCGGCGTTGCAGCAGGACAGCCAGCAGCGCCAGCGGCAGGCCATGGAGCAGTCGCACGCCGCCACCCAGGCGCAGGAGCAGGCGATGCAGGACGTGCAGGCGCTGGGCGCCCAGTTGCGTGCCGCCGACCCGCAGCACTTCGACGCCAAGTTCAAGGCCATCCAGCCGATGGTGGCGGTCATCCAGGACAGCCTGCCGCCCCAGCAGTGGGCCGCGGCGATCCAGAAGGCCTACCTGGCCGCACCCGCTCCGGTGGCACCTCCCGTGCAGCGCCAGCCGGCAGCGGCGCCCAACAACCCGGCCCGCGCCACTGGCGTGGACCTCAGCAAGGCCCCGACGAAGGAGAACGCCTTCGACTTCGGGGTGCAGCTGGCCAAGACGCAGGGCCGCTGATCCACCGTTGACTGACGTGCCGGCTGGCGCATATTGCGATCCAGCCGGCCAAAGCCGGCATCGCGAGTGACGTAAGCCGGGTTCGCCGCCGGTAGCGCTGAAACGAGCGTCGCGCCCTCGGAACGCGAGAGACCACGCCCATTCGGGCTTCCTCTTTCCCTCCGAGGTGCGATATGCCTTTGACTCCCGCCCAGTTGGCGTCCGGCGCCAACTACCAGATGCAGTCCTATGCGACTGACGACCCGATCGACCAGTTCACCAGCGAGCGTCCGCTGGCCAAGTGGCTGATCGAGAAGAAGATCGAGACGGTCTTCGGCAACGGCATCTTCAACGAGAAGGTGCGCTTCACCAACGACAGCAACTACCAGAACTACTCCGGCGATGACCAGGTCACGTTCAACCGGAAGGACACGGTGCGCCTTGCGCCGTTCCAGCACTACGAGGCCCACGACGGCTTCAGCCTCAACGAGACCGAGCTGGCCAACAACGGCATCATCCTGACCGACGACAAGTCGGCGCAGATGACCGATGCCGAGAAGATCCAGATCGTGGACAAGCTGCAGGAAGGCTGGACCACGCTGAAGGACGGCTTCCAGGAGAACTGGGACCGCGAGATCCACCTCGACGGCTCGGCCAACCCCAAGGCCGTGCCGGGCCTGGACGCGCTGGTCAGCACCACCCCGAACGCCGGCGTCATCGGTGGCATCGATGCGTCGACCACCCCGTGGTGGCGCAACTGGGCGGTGATGGGGATCAGCACGGCCACGGCCGGCAACCTGATCTCGACGCTGGAGAAGATCTGGCGTCAGACCATCACCTACGGAAAGCTGGGCGCACCGGACTTCATCCCGGTCGGCTCGGATATGTATGACGCGCTGCTGGCTGACGCGCTGAAGGTGATCGGGCGTCAGATCAACATGGGTGGCACGTCCACCGGAGGCGTGACCGTCGATCCGAGCACCAAGGCGCTGGCCTTCAAGGGCGTGCCGGTGGTGTGGGATCCGACCTTCGATGCCCTGGACGAAGAGCTGGGTGCGATCACCTATCCGTGGAAGAAGCGCGGCTACTTCCTCAACAGCAAGGCTGTACGCCTGCGCCCGGTGAAGGGCCGCTGGATGATCCGCCGCACCCCGCCGCGCGTGTACGACCGCTACACGTACTACTTCGGCCTGACCGCGGACTACGGCCTGACCTGCCGCAAGCGCAACTCGAACGCGGTTTTCAGCATCGCCTGATTACCCCCAACGTGCCGGCGGGGCATTCCTCGCCGGCCAGGAGAAAGAAATGCCGAACACCATCACCGTACAGGGCACGAACATCGTGGCCCTGAAGAAGACCCCGCTGCTGGGCGGGGAGGGGCGCGAAGGGCTGGCCCACCTTGGCGGCAACGCCTCGGTCAGCAGCGGCGTGCTGCTGCAGGGCCACCCTGGCCTGGCCAGCGGTGCCACCCCGGCCAGCGGCGACGCGGGCTGGGTCACGCTGCTGAGCGCGACCGCGACGCAGGGCCCGGTGGTCGAGATCGCCGACCTGCCGAAGTTCGTCAAGCTGGGCGCCGCTGCCACGGGCCCCATCACCCTGGAGGGCGTGCAGTAATGGCCAAGTCCATCATCCTCACCTTCGTCACGCTCCTGATCGACCGTGACGCCAGCACCAAGCTCCCGACCACCGTGCCGGAGTTCGAACAGCCCATCCTCGAAGAGATCTACGGCGAGGAGCTGGTGACCGAGCTGGAGTCCAAGGAAATGCAGGTCGAAGACTTCGACGTCGGCGCTGCATTCGCCGGCCTAGTCAAGAAGTACGGCGGCAATGCCGACTCCGACGCGGCCCGCGCCCGCTACTTCAACCGCCAGCGCGACCTGGAGAAGTTCATCGACAGCCGCCAGCCGTCGAGTGCCAAGGCCGCGGCGAAGACCACGACCACTGCACCGGCCAAGACCGCTTCCGAGAAGAGGGCGGAGAAGAACGCTGCCAAGGCCGCGGCGAAGGCTGGCAAGGATGCGGCGGTGGCCACTGACTTCACCGAGCTGCTGGCCGGCGATGTGACCTCCATCACCGAGAAGCTGAAGGACCTGAGCGATGCGGACCTGGTTGCCATCGAGGCGGCGGAAGCCGAAGGGCAGGGCCGTGAAGATCTGCTGGCCGCGATCGATGACGAGAGCGAGTCCCGCAAGCAGTAACCCGACCCGCTGGCGGCGGTGACGGCGGCCGGCCGGGGGCAACTCCGGCCGGCCATTTCAGTATCTGGAGGGAACATGGCGACGTGGACAACCAATGAAATCGCGGTCGATGACTTCGTGCTGCTCGCATCGGGCATCGCCGACAAGGCGTGGTGGCGATACCTGCCCGAATTCGATGGAGAGCTCCCGGAGGGCAGCTACATCCACCAGATCCTCGGCAGCGCGGCGTTGCGCCTGGACCCGATCTCGGAGGCAGATGTCGACGTCTCCGTGGGTATCAGGACGGCCGTGGGCGGGAACCCCGTCATCGCGACGCTTTCGCCTGGTCAGTCCGGGACCTTCCCGTTCGACCAGACCCTCAACCCGGTAGTCGGGCCGCTGGGGGAGTGGGACACGGTCGTGATCGTCAAGGAGCAGCCTGTCGGTGGCGGTACTCCTGTTGTCCGGCTGGAGGTGACGGGCATGCGGGTGCGCTTCGTCATTTCCGACGAGCCGCCGGGTCCCGGCCCCGATCCCGAGCCGGAGGGCCCCACGGCCTACAACTGCGCATGCGACGACGACTACCCGCGCACCACGCTGAAGCAGATGCGTGGCCGCATTGCAACGCGGCTCGGCTTTGCCACCCAGGTCGCGATGGGCGCTCTTCCGCCTGGCATGGCTGAGCTGCTGGACGACTTCATCCGCAATGCCCAGGAGATGCTCTACCGCCGTTACCCGGTATTCCGGATGGAGCGGTTCTACGCATGGGAGATGCAGCCGGGCGTTCGGTTCTACGATTTCTCGGCCAACGAGGACGCATGCCAGAAGCGCATGGATCCCCGCATGGTCACCTGGGTGGGCATTTCCCAGGGCGATCTGTGCTGGCGTCCCTTGGCCTGCGGGATCGATCCGGTGATGTATGGCAGTCCCGGTCCGGGCATCCCCACGCACTACGAGGTCCGGCAGTGCATCGAGGTGTGGCCTGCTCCGGTCGACGGCACGTGGGTCCTGCGGATCAAGGGGCACTTCGGGCTGTTGCCGTTGGACAGTGAGGGCGACGAGACCACGATCGATCCCGAAGCGATCTTTCTGCAGGCCCTGGCCAATGCCAAGGCGCACTACGGCCAACCCGACGCTGGCAACTACGCCGCGCAGGCGACGGCCTACGTGCGCAGCCTCATTGCCGGCTCCCATCACACCCGGCGGTACATCCCGGGGAACGCCGTAGTGCCGCCTGCCGTGCGTCCCGTGATGAAGGAGAGCTGAGATGCGCAGTCAAGCACTGACGACGGTCAAGGCCGGCATCACGCGCCTGCGCGACAAGGGTGGGGCGTCCGCTGACTCGCTCTACGACCTCCTGAACGGCTACGTCACCGCGGCGCGCACGATCCACAGCCGGCCTGGCACCCGGATCGACGTCGTGCTTCCTCCGGGCACGAAGGGGCTGGTCTGGTTCCAGGGCAAGTTCGTCGTGTTCTCACATCAGGTGATCGATCCTGAGGACGAGCGCGTGGAGGTGGAGGTGATCCGCCACCCTGACGTCCCGGAGATGCCCGTCCGCGACATCCACTTCGCGCTCCCCTTCCTTGGCTATCTGTATGTGGTCGCGGAGTTCGCCGACAGGCTGGTGCGGCACTACTGGCTCGAGAAGGGCGAGATCTGGCAGCCGAACCACGTCTACCTGCCTGGCACGCTGGTGCGGCCGACCAAGGGAAACGGCATGGCCTATCGCGTCGAATCGGACCGGGCCGGCTATGAGCCGTGGGCACCGAACGTGGCCCGTGCACTGGGCGATATCGTCGTTCCCACGGTCGACAACGGCTTCCGTTACGTCGTCACCGAGACGGTCGGTGAAACCCCGAGGTCCGGCACGGCCGAGCCCGAATGGCCGACCAACTCTGGCGAGACGGTGGTGGAAGACGTGAGCAACCGGAAGCCCTACGGCGTTGATTCGCAGACCCAGACGCCGAACACCAACGTCCCCCCGGCAGTGAAGGACCGCTACGGGCGTGGCTCGGACTCAGACACGGCCAACAGCGAGGTGCAGTAATGGCATATCCCGTCTGGGGCGCCGGTACCCTCTACCAGCCCGGCGACATCGTCGTTCCGATCACCGCGCCGGCGCCCACCGCCACCGCGGTCGCCAACGGGGACTTCAGTTCCGGTTCGGCCTCCTGGGACTTCACCGGCTCAGCCTTCTACTCCGAACACGTCTCCAAGGGGGGCTGGCGCACCTATGTGGAGCTGCCGGGCAACCAGGCATCCGGCGGCGCGCTCAACCAGACCAAGCTGGTCGTACCCGTCGGCAAGAAGATCACCGCGGCATGTCTGATCGATCAGGGGGCATCGGCTGCCGGCGCCACCCGCGGCTGGGTCGAGATCCATTGGTTCAGCGCATCGGACGTGCTGCTGCGGATCGACAAGGGCAACCAGGTCGACAGTGGGGCCGGCGGCGCTGTCCATCGATCCACCTGCGAGTCCACTTGCCCGGACGGTGCGGCCTACTGCCGAGCCGGGATCGAGCTGTGGTCGGTTGCCGACCACAACCATGCGATCTGGGGTGGGAACCTCTGGGTCGAGGGCACTTTCGCCGGCATCCCTGCCGATCTGGCCTACAAGGCTGTCCAGCCCGAGTCGGGCTTCTCCGACGCCAGCGAGCCGGCCTGGCCGCCGGTCCTTGGCCAGCAGGTGGTCGACAACGAGGTCATCTGGGAGGCGATCGCGGCCACCCGCGTCGTGTGGACCGCCGAGCCGCTGTACGTGAGCGGCGCGACGGAACCGCAGTGGCCGGAGGTCGAGGGCGGCATGGTCAAGGACGGGACCGTAACGCTGAGGGCCGTGTCCAGGCGCGTGGAGGATCCGAACTGTCCGAACACCAAGATCGTGGCGATCGCCGCATCCAAGGTCTTCTGCGGGGACGATGACATCGTGCGCTACTCGGCGACCGTCAACCCGCTGGATTGGTCGACCGACAACGATGCTGGCTACCTGCCCACGGGGCTGCAGAACTACGGGTCGAACCCGGTCACGGCCATGGGGCTCTACCGCGGCAACCTGATCGTGTTCAACGCCGAGGCCTTCCAGCTCTGGCAGGTGGACGAGGACCCGGCCAACATGGCGCTGCTGGACGCGCTGCCGATGGGCAGCACCGAGCACCACGCCATCGCGCCGGTGTCCAACGACCTGTTCTTCCTGGCCTCGCAGGGCGTTCGCACGGTTGGAATCGCTGCCAGCAGCACGAACTTCCAGGCCGGCGACGTCGGCATGCCGGTGGACACCCTGGTCCAAGATTTCGCGCAGTCTCATGACAAGGAGCCTGCTGCCCTGTACTTCCCCGCGATGGGGCAGTACTGGCTGATGTTCGCCACCGGTGGGGCACAGCCGCCCGAGCCTCCGCCGCCGCCACCACCCGCCCAGGTTGCCCGCATGTTCGCGGTTGCTCCGGCCAACGATCCCGTGGCGGGCACGCCTGTCCGCGTGAATCAGGAGGGCGTTGTCGATACCGAGTTCGACGTTCTGGTGAACAGCGGCCTCAATCTGTGCGAGGCACACGAGGTAATCCAGAGTGGCGACTACTACCTGTTCGCCGGCAACTTCCGCATCGACACGAGCCTCTACAACTTCATCACCACGGACAAGTTCGGTCGCATCATCAATGTGCTGGGCGCGCAGGGAGGTGGGCTCGCCAACTACGCCATCAACACCGGCAAGGGGCTGGCACTGACGACCCCAGACGGCGACCGCAACATCATCAATCACTGCGGGGTTTCGCCAGCCGACGGCAGGATCATCCAGTTGATGTCGGACAAAGAGATTCCGTGGCCTCTCAGTGGCCCGGATGGCACCTTCCTGTTCAGTCAGGTCTCGACCTTCTTTCGGGAGCGAGTGCTGCCAAGCGGCGAGATTGAGAGAGCGTTCCTCCACATTGACTTCCCTTGGATCGGCGTGCCGCAGTGGAGTGTCCATGTCATGCCCGCATACGATGGCTGGGTAGGTCCATGGCAGAGGCTTCCAGACGATCGCGCGATTCGTGGCGTCAATTCCGGTGGCGATACCAGCGTCGTGATCTACACGTTCATGGGGGGAGCCGTCAGCAGTTCGTTCTTCCTGCCTGGCATCACGACGCCAGTACAGGCATTCGCAATCGACATTCCGCGTGACTGGCTCTACTTCGCCTTCGCACTGGACGCTGCAGTGGATGCAGCGACCTTGTGGCGTGTGGGCCGAGTCGGGCTCTCCGACCACGTTCTCGACACGGAGTTCACCTTCAACTCGATCCAGGGCGAGGCCGACATTCCCGAGGGCTATCGAGAGATCCTGGGCATTGATGTCGAGAGCGGGAGCATCGTGGTGCGGCGGAAGGCCCCGCAGCCCTACGTGAGCGCGCGCCCCGACGAGCAAGGGGGATTCAACGCGGAGTACACGTTCTCGGCGCCGGCCGGCTCGTCCGGCTGCTACGCGGTGGTCGACGCCAGCGCATCCGAGCCGCTCACCCTGAGCACTGTCCTTGCCGACGATGGAACCTACGATCCGGGGGCGACCTCGATTCTCGTCTACTCGATGACGAAGCTGGGCAGCGTCGGCGCATGGTCGAGATACCAGCTGCCGTTTGCCACGGACGATTGGGCCATTGCGGGAAACTCGCTGTACCTGCGCTCGGGCGACTTCATTCACCGCCTGGATGGCTCTGTGGTGGGCGATGAGGTCGGTGTTCCCGGCGAGGTGTGGCAGTTCGAGATCGTGCCGTTCCCTGGGGTGATTCAATGGCCGTGGCTGGAGTTCGGACAGCCAGGGGTGACGAAGATGCTGTACGGCTTCGACATCGTTGGCCAGGGGGAGGTGTCGGTCTCCTTCGGCATCGACCAGAGCAACGGCGGCCTGTTCACGCCGGGCTATGCCGTCCCGGCGGACACGGTGCCGGGAATGGTGATCCCGATGCCGTTGGCCGCCCCGTCGCTGTCAGTGAAGCTGACCTACGACGGCAGCGAACCCTGGCAGTGGAACGCGCTGGGCCTGTACCTCCAGGACCTGCGCGGCATGTCCTGACTCCGTTGAACCCCCTCCGGCGGGCAGCAGCATACGTCCATGCTGCCCGCTCGCCTTCCATCGAACATCGTTCCCTGCCGTCCGGCGCATCTGGTGTTCCTTTCGGACCGGATGCGCGCGGACGAGCAGGCGCAGTTCCTGGCCGTCACGGGCCTGGATGAGTTCTCGCCGGACGTTGCCGCGGCGTTCTTCATCGACACAGCGCAGAAGTCGCAGGGCTTCGCATTCACCGTCCTGCAGGGCGACAACCTGCCCGCCGCCGCGGGCGGCTTCCAGCCGGCGGGTGCCGGCGTTTGGCAGGCCTGGATGGTCGGCACCGAGGACGGCTGGGCCCAGCAGTGGCGCGCCATGACCAAGGCCACGCGCTGGCTCATGGATCGGCTGTATGAGGCGGGCGCGCATCGCCTGCAGACCAGCGCCCTCACCACCCGGGAGAAGGCCGTGGAGTGGTTCGAGCGGTCGCTGGGATTCCGGCCGGAGGGCGTCTGGCGCCACTTCGGAGTGCGGGGCGAGGACATCGCCCATTTCTCGAAGCTGAGGGGTGAGTAATGGGCGCCGGTGGCGGTTCCAACAAGGCAGCGCAGCAGGCGGCCCAGCAGGAAGGGCTGCGGCAGGCCAACATCAACCGTTCGATGCAGCAGATCAACCAGATCTACGGCAGCCCGCAGCGGGAGGCCGACATCAACGACTTCCTGTCGGCCAGCCGCAGCTTCTACCGGCAGAACCTGGACCGGCAGCACGACGCGGCGGATCGCAGCCTCCGCTTCGCAATGGCGCGCAACGGGCTGACCGGCGGCTCGGCGTCCGTCGACGCGAACCGGCAGCTGGGTCAGGACTACCAGCAGGGCATCCTTACCGCCGATCGACTGGCGCAGAGCGCGGCCAACGAGCTGCGCAACGCCGACGAGACCAGCCGGATGAACCTGATCCAGCTGGCGCAGACGGGCGCGGACATGACCACCGGGGCCAACAATGCCGCGCTGTCACTGCGCAACAACCTGGCCGGCGCGCGATCGCAGCTCAACGCCGACGCGCTGGGCGAGCTGTTCTCGGGCGTCGGGACCATCGCCAAGGCCAGCCGTGACCAGGCCGAAACGCGCCGGGCGAACCGGGACTTCTACAACCTGTACTACTCGCCGGGCTTCGGCTACGGCGCTGGGGGCCGCTGATGGGCACTGAGGCAATTTGGGTTCCGCTGGCGCTCACGGCACTGAGTGCGGGCGCGAACTACTACAACACCCGGCAGACGCAGAAGAAGCAGGACAACATCCTGGCCGGCCAGATCCGGCAGCAGGGCGTCCGGCAGCAGGAAGCCGATCAGGCGATCGCCGAGGCCATGCGCGAGCGCGCGGCGCAAGGCGCGGAGAACGAGCGCGCCGCCATCGGCAACCAGTATCTGGACCAGGTGCGTGCCGCCCAGGCCAACGCACAGCGTGGGTTGGGCCAGGTGGGGCAGGTGAGCCGTGCGTACCAGGTCGACGCCAACAACGCGGCGCTGGGCATCGGCGACTACGGCGCACGGACTGCCGACCTGATGGCTCGCATCGATGCGCCGGCACAGCAGCGGCAGCGCGAGGGCACCGCGGACGCGCGTGTGGCCATGGAGCTGGACCAGATCGGCCGCCGGAGCCGTGCGGACGACTACCTGGCCCAGCTGCGCCTGCGCGGCGTCCAGCGCAATCCCTGGGTCGATATGGCCTCCAGCCTGATGGGGGCCGGCGCGGGATTCGCGGCGCAGTCCGGGATGGGCCAGCCGAGCCTGGCGCAGATCCAGACGCAGGCCAAGGTCGGCGCCGACTTCGGCGCCGCCAACAACGCATTGAATCGCCAGCTGCAGGCGAAGTGGGGGCTGATGAATGGCTGACCTGAGCCGATTGATCCAGGGCGGTATGGACTTGGCCAGCGCGTTCGGCCGGGGCGACAGCGCCTACAGCCGATCGATGACCGATGCCGCGCGAATGGAAGGGCTGGTCCTTGATGCCGCCAAGAAGCGCGAAGAGATGATGGCCCGCCGTGGGCTGGGCAACGCCATCCAGGCACTGGGAGGTAGCCCGGATCTGGCCACCCTGTTCGCCGCAGGCGTGGACCCGACCAAGCTCTCCGGCTACCAGGGCGACATGCAGGAGCAGGGCTTCCGGTCCGATGCGGCCTCTCGTGCCGCCGCGGGAGACTGGGACAGGGCCAACGCGGCGTTGATGGGCGTCGCCAACGGTCCGCAGCAGCTGGCCACCGTGGAAGGTCAGAACCTGCTGGCCAACCGGTTCCTGGCCGGCGCCAACGGCGTCACCACCACCGAGCAGGGCCGCGCCAGCATGGCGGCCGACGCCGCACGCGCCCGTGCTTCCGACGCCTCGGCGGCGAGCAGCTACGCCAGCGCCGCACGGACCCGCCAGGCCACTGGCATCGACGCTGCCGAGTTCGGCCTGAAGCGGTCGGGACAGTGGAACCCGGGCGGGGCGTCTGCGGCAGGCTCGAAGCCGCTGCCGGTGGGCGCCCTGAAGGAGCTGCTGAACGTCGAGGACGCGCTGGGCTCTACCGAAGTGATGAACGACATCATCCAGAAGCACACCGGACGCATCCAGGACGGGAGCCTGAGTATTTCTCCCGCCGGCGCGATGCTGGGCAAGGTCAGGACGTCGCTTGGCTTCTCCACGCCGAACGACGTCGCGCTCACGGAGTGGGATGCCGACAAGACCAAGATCGTCAACGAGTCGCTCCGACTCAACAAGGGTGTGCAGACTGAGGGCGACGCCCAGCGTGCAGCGAACGAGCTCATGAGCGCGAACGACGCGGCCACCGCGGCGCGCGCACTCCAGCGCCTGGCTGAGATCAACCGCCGTGCGGTGGACCTGCAGCAGCGCAAGGCCGGCATGATCCGCGGCAACTATGGTCAGGCATCAGTTGGCGACGTGTTCTCCGGCGCTGTATCGCCGGCTGGCGGTGCCCCCCAGAGAGCGACCAACCCCAAGACGGGGCAGGTCCTTGAACTCCGCAACGGCCAGTGGGTGCCCGCACAATGACCACGCCTCCGCTTCCGCCAGGCTTCGTCCTCGATCCGCCCGCGCCGGCGCCCGGCGGCCTTCCGCCTCTGCCTCCGGGGTTCGAGTTGGTCCCGAACGATGCGCCGCGCATTGTCGACCTCCCAGCCGTCCAGGCTCAGCGTCCAGACTTCTCGGACGTGACCGCACGCGTCGACAGCACGGCCGACCAGGTGATGGGGGATGGCTGGAAGCCGGGATTCCTGCGCGACGTGGCAATGGGGGGGCGCTCGGTGCTGCAGGGTGCTGGCTCACTGATCGGCGCGCTGGGTGGTGATGCCTTCAACTACGCCATCACCGATCCGCTGCGCCGCCTCGGCCACAAGCCCAAGCTAGAGGACCTGCTGACCGGGAAGGACAGCTTCGTGCCGACGGCAAGCTACCGGGACACCGGCGCCTGGCTGGCCGATAAGCTGGGCCTGCCGAAGCCGCAGAGCTCGGGCGAGCGCGTTGCCGGCGACATCGGCGAAGCGCTGACCGGCACGGGCCTGACTTTGGGCCTGGGTGGGCTTTTGAACGCGGGCCGCAGCGGCGCATCCATGCTTGCTGGTCGCGCGGCAGCCACCAATCCGGCCCAGGCCGCAGCGGGCAGTGCGGTGAGCCGCGTAGGTGCCAATGCGCCCACCGCGGCACAACGAGCTGCTGACTTTCTCACTGCGCAGCCGGTGTTGCAGACTGTGAGCTCCGCCGCCGGCGCCGGCGCATCCGGTGCCACCCGTGAGGCGGGCGGCGGCGAGCTCGCCCAGGCATTCGCCGGGGTCGCTGGTGGGCTGGCGCCCAGTGCAGTTACTGCTGGCCTGCCGATGACCCTGCGCGGAGCCTTCCGAGGTGGGGAACAGAACCGGCAGAACCTGGCTAACGTGATTGATGACTTCGAACAACTCGGTTCGACGCCGTCGATCGGACAAGGCACGGGCAGTTGGATGCGCCAGGGTGTCGAGACGCTGCTGGCGGGCGGCCCGACCTCGGGTGGCGTCATGGCGCGCTTTGCAGGCAGGCAGGGGGACGAAATCAGCTCCGGGCTGGAAGGCTTCGCGCGTCGCATGTCCGCCGACCCGACTGCGGAAGGCGCTGGCAAAGCCATCGAGCGGGGTGTTGATGCCTACACGGACCGCGTGCGCGGCCTCCGTGCCCAGCTCTACGACCGCGTCGACCAGCACGTACCGTCGGATGCGCCAGTTGCCCTGACCCGGACGCAGGAGGTCTTGAGGGAGCTGACCACGCCGACCCCTGGCGCGGCGAACACCACTGGCGCGATGATCAGCCCCGAGCTGAAGACGTTGGCCGACAACATCGCTGCGGACATCTCCGCGGCGCAGGCGTCGGGCGGCAGCGGCATTCCCTACCAGGCCGTCAAGGACATCCGCACCCAGCTGGGGGATCAGGCCTTCTCGTTCACCCTGACCCCGGACAAGCCGACCGCCCAGCTTCGGAAGGTCTATCGAGCCCTCACTGACGACATGCAGGAGCTGGCCAAGCAGGCCGGGCCGAGCGCAGAGCGTGCTGTTCGTCGCGCCAACAAGTTCTACGCGGATTCACGGGACCGCCTGGAGCTGCTGCAGCGGGTGGTGGACAAGAATGGCGGCCCGGAGAAGGTCTTTCAGGCTGCGATCGCCGGCACCCGCGAGGGCGCCACTGTCCTGCGTCAGGTCATGGGCTCGCTCCCCAAGGACGCGCAGCGCGACGTTACCGCCGCGGTGATCAAGCGCATGGGCCTGGCCAACCCGGGCGGCCAGGACACGGCCGGCGAGGTCTTCTCGGCCGCCAGCTTCTTGACCAACTGGAACAAGCTCAGCCCCGAAGCACAGCACGCGTTGTTCAACCGCTTCGGGCCGGAGATGAGTCAGAACATCACCAAGATCGCGCAGGTCGCCGAGCGCATCAAGCAGAGCGACGCCATCCTGCGCAGCACTTCCGGTACCGGTCCGAACGCTGCGGCGGCAGGCTACTGGGGCACGCTGGGGATGATGGTCCTATCAGGAAACTTCGGTGGCACGGCGCCACTGATTGCCACCGGAGCTTTGGCAAATGCGGTGGCGCGCGGCATGACCAATCCGCGATTCGTGCGATGGCTGGCCCGGGCTACGGAACTCCCTGTGGGCGTTCTGCCAGCGCAGGTCAACGTGCTGAAGAGGATGGCGGCGGAGAACGGCGACGAGGACGTTGCGCTGATCGCCGATGCGCTATCGGAACAAGCCAAAAATGGCCATGACGGACAGGATCAGGGCAACCGGGAGTAAGAGGGCCGCGAGGCCATACCAGGTGAACAGAAGCTTGTGATACCAGCGCGTCGGGTTCTCCCGCTCCAGCCGCTCCAGCGTTGCCTCGGCGCGTGCCTGATCGACCAGCTTCCTGGCTTCAGGAGTCACTTCGTGCTTGTCCCAGATAGGCATGGCGGCGGCTATGGGTGGCGGGTGAGGCGATGGTAGCAGGGTTGGGGCGGTGGGCTATGAAGGCGGTAATCAGCGATACGACCTAGCCCTGTTCTTCTGCATAGGCTTGGCATCCCTCGATGAAGGACTGGGAGTTTCCTTCGCAGTCGTCCATATCGGTGATGCCGTTGTCTTCGGCCCATTCGTAGCCAGCCTCATGGCCGCTACAGTCTTGGGTGCATATGTAGCCATGGAACGTTGCTGGAATTCGCCTGGAAGGACGAGGATCCTGCGCATAGCTGTAGCGGATACTCCTGCACTCCCTGTCGGTAGGAAGCGGCTTGCTAGTGTAGTGCGTGACATTTCCACGCTTGCATGCATACACAACTCCTGCCACGCGTGGCGCAATAGCTATAGCGGGAGAGGGTGGCGTTGCCCGGGGAGACATTGGCCATGCGATAAGTATGGCGCTAGCCCATTCTTCCGGAGGAAGGGATTGCTGAATTTCCTGAATCCGCGGTTGGATCATTGCGAACTTGCTATCAAAGTCTGGATCTGATTCCCTAAGGCGCCTGCCTAGTTCTTGAACCGCAGCGAGGGCCGCCTCTTCATCCGTAGGCTGCGCATACGCCGCTCCGTGCCCGATGCTCTCCCGGGCAATGCCAGCAGGGTTGGAATAGTCGGATTGAGGGCTGCCGTAGTTCCGCCAGCCGGATGAAGCGGAGGGTTGAGGAGCGGGCATTACGGCGGGGCTTGGAGCAACGTACGTAGGCGCTATATAGGTGCTCGATCGAGTCGGCCACCCGAGCCTATAGGGGTCTACCGTTCCAGTCTTCCCCGTGTATGGGTTGTAGTTCCCGCGCGTCGAGTAGTTGTCGAGCTTGCTGGAGTTGGGAGCCGATCGGTAGTGCGGCGCCACGTAGGTTCCATCCTTCCGGGTGTACCCCCTGACACGTACTCCGCCAGCTTCAGCCAAAGAAGCGAACAGCATGGCGCAGAGCGCCAGCAGCAAAGCTATGACCTTCATCCCGGAGGCCCCCCATCCCTAGACCTGGCGATCCTACCACCGGGCCGATGGGGCGCATCACTTCCGGGTTTCCTTGCACATGTACAGGTTGTACTTCGCCTCGTACCGGCAGCCGACGCCGCACTCATAACCGCCCATCCCAAGCTCGTCGGTTTCTTCGTCGCTCATGCGTGCGAGATGCTGCCTGAGTGAGTCAATGGCAGCTACCTGGCAGTCTTCGAACGTGGAAAAGGTGCCATAGATGGCCCGCTGCGCGTCCTCAGCGTCCAGCGACTGACCGGGCGGGTATACGAAGGCCGTCCACACCTCCCGTTCCCAGACGCAGGACGTCATGAGCAAGGCTGCTACCGCACCCAAGGCGGTTCCCCTCATCCGTATCTCCCCCTTCCAGGATGCCCCAACCCTACCACCAGGGCGGCGGGGAAGGCAGCGGGGCCGGCCTCCCCGGCGCTCAGCCGGCCTCTGTGCCGGCTCTAGGTGGCGCTGACCCCGGGTCAGTGCCGGGGGAGGGCGACTTTGGTGGGGCGCCCGCTGCCCCGTTGAGCGCCGGCTGTGGCCCTGTAGCTTCATTCATCACAGCCGCCAGCCCAGGTCACCCGATGGAAGCCGTAGTACTCGCCCCTCGCGGGCTGTTCTTCGACGGCGTTGATGCTCACGAGGACGAGTTCCTCGTCAAAATCAACGCGGAAACCTACATCCGCTTCCGCCGGATGCCTTCTACCCCAAGATGTTTTGAAGCAGTGGAAGTGCTTTCTGCCAGTTCTCTAGACCAGCATCAACCATCTTCAGTACAAGGTGTTTGGTGGTCTCGGCAGGCAGCTCTCGCAGCCGATCGAGATATCGCTTCTTGTCGGGCGGGGCTAGGTCAGACGCGTTGATCTGCCTCGCAATCAGCTGCTTGATGGAGTCTTCGTGGAGCCGAATGGTAAGCACGCCTAGAATGGCGCCAAGGCCACCATCGTCAGCAAGAAAGTCCAGCCCCTTGGCCGTGATCTTGGCCGTCATGAGTGGATTTCCCCCATCCAGGGTCCCCATGAACGACGCAACGACAAGCTCGTGTTCGCCTAGGTAGGCGATGTTCACCTCGAGTTCGGAGCCGGGCGCATGCTGACGAAGGAAGTCCGCATAGACCGGCTCAGGGTAAGAGGCGGCAAGGGCTTCCAATAGCGTCCGTTGCAGGTCGCGGTTGAGCTTATCCATAAGTCTGTCCGTGGTGGGCTGGCTGGGTCGTGCCTGCCAGCTTACCCCTCGGCTGCCCTCTTGGGCTTCTTGCCCGTTGAACCGGATCCCCACTGCCCCAGCATGTCCGAAACGGAACGGGGCAGGGCATGAAAGATCAGGCGGCGGAAGCAACGATTGCGGCGGTGGCGCAGAAGGTCGCCTATGGCGGCGGGGGCGTTGCGTTCTTCGGCGGGCTGACGGCGAACGAGATTGCCGCGTTCGGCGGCCTGTTCATCGCCTTCCTGGGCCTCCTGGTGCAGGTCTACTTCAAGGTCCTGGACAACCGCCGGAAGAGTGAGCTGCACAAGCTGATGCTCTCCGGCCGCCGGTTCGACCCGGTGCAGGGGGACTCCGATGACTGACGCCAAGAGCAAGGCGGTTGGTGGAGGCGTCGCCGCGGTGGCGCTTGCGGGTGTCCTGGCCCTGGCTGCGCCGCTGATCCAGAAGTGGGAGGGCGTCCGGTACGAGCCCTACCTGGACAGCGTCGGGGTGCTGACGGTCTGCTACGGGCACACCAAGACGGTGCAGGCCGGCAAGCGGTACACCCGGGCCGAGTGTGACGCGCTGCTGGCACAGGACATGGCCGAGTCGAACGGGTACGTCCGCCAGTGCATGGGCGTGCCGATGCTGCGGCATGTCGAGGCGGCCCTGACGAGTGCGGCCTTCAACCTGGGCCCGAAGGTCGTCTGCGGCTCGACCCTTCAGCGCAAGGCCCAGGCTAACGACTGGCCAGGGGCGTGTGCGGAGCTCGACCGATGGAACAAGGCCGGCGGCCGCGAGCTCCGTGGGCTGACCCTCCGGCGGTCCGATGAGCGCGCGATGTGCGAGGGGCCGCAGTGAACCGGCTCTACGCCGCTGCCGCCGCGCTGCTCGTCGGCCTGTCCTTCTGGGCAGGCTGGGAGTGGCGCGATCACTCTGCCGATCTGGCCCAGAGCCGGCAGGCCACCAAGCAGGCCCAGGCCGAGACCAATGCCGTCGTGTCCGCTCGCAGTGCCGAGCACCAGCAGGCCGAAACCCTGGCCACCATCGGAGAGACCCATGAGCAAGCCCGCGCCGCGGCCCCGGCCGTCGCTGATGCTGTTGTTGCTGACCTGCGTGCTGGCAATCTCCGGCTGCGCGACGGCTGGGCGAGCTGCGAAACCCAGCGTCTGTCCGACGCCAGTGCCGCCGCCCGCGAACGTGATGCGGCCGCCCAGCGCCGAGCGGAATTTGCGGGGGCTGTTGTTCGAGCCGGCCGAGACGCAGACGACCAGCTCGCGGCCTGCCAAGCCGTAATCCGGGCCTACGTGGCGCAGTGATGGCCGGGACGAAGATCAAGCTGAAGGACCAGCTCGGGCGCGTTGTCCGGGTCGGCGGCGATGGCACCAACGGGGCAACCGTCGGCAAGAATCTGCGCTGGCCGGACGGCTCGCTGGTCCAGGAGTCACAGGTTCGCAACTCCGGTGGCCAGGCCAGCGGGAACACCGGCGGTTCAACCGGCGGTGTCGCGTCGACCGTCTGGAAGCTGATCCGGGAGGTGCCGGCGAACCTGCAGAAGCTGGCTGCTCTGGCTGGGGCGGGCCTGACTGTACGCGGGAGCGACGGGTCGTGGCACCAGCGCTCGATCGCTGCCGGCGAGGGCATCCAGGTCGAGAACGCCGACGGCGTCGCCGGTGATCCCATTGTCTCGCTGGCCCCCCTGGTTCGCCCCGCTGCGGCCACGGTATCGGCCCTGCGGCTGGTCTCGGAGGGCGCCGATGGCGTCCGCCACCTCGATCCCACCGACGCGGAATCGGTCGCCGGGATGCTGGGCGTTTCCATCACAGCGGGCGATGCAGGCGCCGCGATCAGCATCAAGGCCGGCGGATCGATCGATGACGCTGGCTGGTCCTGGTCCCCCGGATTCGTGTTCGCCGGGCCCAACGGCGCGCTCACCCAGGCCCCGCCGACCACCGGCTGGGAAATCGTGGTCGGGTACGCCCCGTCGCCGACCCGCCTGAACCTCACTTTCGATGAGCCAGTGAAGCTGGCATAGGAGCAAGCAAATGGTGGACAAGGTCCTCTATCGGAACGCCGGCGAGACCAAGCAGTACACGCCGGTTACCGCCTCGGCCGGTGCTGGCGACGCCGGCAAGATCCCGGCCCTGGGCAGCGACGGCAAACTGGATCCGTCGATGTACGACCCGGGCGCAGATCCCAGCGAGCCGATCACTGCCAGCGAGACGATCGGCGCCGGCAAGTTCTACAACCGCTTCTCCGACGGCGGGGTCCTGAAGGCGCGCCTGGCCGACAACTCCAACGCGCGCCCGGCCCACGGCTTCGTGCGTGAGTCCGTCGCCGCGGATGCAGAAGGGACGGGCTACCCGCTCGACTCGGTCAACGACGCGCTCACCGGCCTGACCGTCGGGACCAACTACTACCTGGGCACTGCCGGGGGCGTCATCGCAGTGCCCCTGGACGCGGCCGACGCCGGCAACACCGGCAAGATCGACCAGAAGCTGGGCATGGCCAAGAGCGCCACGGAGCTGGTCACGGACGACTACGACTACGTGGTGCTGTAAATGGCCGAGCGTCGCCCGTTGGTCCGCATCAACGGCCAGAGCGTGCAGCTTCCAATGGGCGACTTCCTGCCGCACCGGCCGCTGTACCCCAAGACGTACGTTGGCACGACCAGCGGCACGTTCACGCTGCCGGCGACCGCGCTTCCGGCGGTAGATGCACTGGCCGTTGGGGGCGGTAGCGGCGGGCACACCAATGGCGGCAACGGTGGGAACACCACGATCTCGGATGCCCTCGGCAACGTGCTCCTGGAAGCCGAGGGGGGCGCGGTCAACCGGCCTGGCCGCGGTGGTGGAGTCGGCGCATACCAAGGGACGGCCAATGCAACGTCTGGCGGCGCTCCAGCGCAGCGAGGCGTCATGGGCTTCAGCAGCGGTGGCGGCGTGGGCAACTGGACGGCTGCCGGCAGTGGGTTGAGCGCCACCAATGCCGCCGCTGGCACCGGTGACGGGGGTGGGGGCAACCCTGGCGCCACGTCACGAGGTGGATGCGGGGGCGGGGTGGCCAAGAAGACCCTCTCCCTTACCCCGGGAGCCACCTACACGCACGCTATCGGGAGTGGAGGAACCGCTGGAACATCGGCCGGCGCCGGCGGTTCCGGTCGAGTGGAGTATCAGTACTGGGACACTGTGCCATGAGTCGCATCGCGCTGATCCGTGGCGGAAGGGTCGCCAACGTCATCGAGGCAGAGCTTGCGTTCGCGCAGACGCTGCCGGGCTACGACCACGTGATGGAGGCCGGGGGCGCCGGCCCAGGCTGGCTTCTGATCGATGGCGTGCTGGTGCACCCCGCGCAGGTCGGGTCAGAAGACCTGGCGGAGGCGAAACGCCGGCTTCGCGAACGTGCCACCGCGCTGCGCTGGGAGCACGAAACCGGCGGAATCACGGTCGGCGGGGTGCGGGTGCTGACCGGAATCGAGGACCAGAATCGGATCGCCACCGCCTTGATCGGTGCGCCGGCCACGCTTGATTTCAAGGCGGAGAGTGGTTGGGTGACGCTCACCCTGGCCGACCTGCAGGGCATCGCCGACGCGATCACCACCCACGTGCAGGCGTGCTTCAGCGCTGAGCGCGCGCATCACGAAGCGATCAATGCCATCGCTTCGATCGAAGCCGCCGCGCAGTACGACCTGGAGAGCGGATGGCCTGCCCGGTAGGGCAATCCTGACGGAAACCTGCGGAGTTGGCCGAGTGCGCCACCCGCACCGCCGCGCCATCATTGCCCGGTCAGCACCAGCGCGCCGACTGATAGTCCAGGCCAACCACCGCCGGGCCCCCGCAAGGACGCGGGGGCAGCTGGCGCCTAGATGAATCCCTGGAGGCTGGTCTGGACGCGCAGCGTCACGAGCCACGACGCAATCAGCTCATGGATCGCGTGCTCGTCCTCCGGATACCGGCCGATTAGGCGGTCCTCGATCGCTCCCAAGACTGCATCCAGCTCTGGGCCGGGGCCGTGCTCGGACACCGCATGCTGCAGCTCGTTGAAGGCCAGGTCGTAGTCGGCTCGCTGGCTATTCATGGCCTTCCTCCGTCGCCACCGCACCGACCGCGTGCATGATCGCCACCACCTCGTTGTGGAAGTAGTCGGCATCGTTCGCCGCAATCCGGTGCTCCAAGGCCTCGGCCTCGCCGGCGATGGCGTCGGCCAAGTCCGCTGCAGGCAGTTCCTGGGCAATTCGGGCGGCCTGGTCCCGCAGGCCTTGGAGCAGCTCATCGAGCTGTGAACGGGTCAGGTGGGTCATGGCATCGATCCTACGGCGGTGGCGTTATCCTCCGGTCAACACCGGAGGCTCCCATGTGCTACTCAGCCCAGATCGAAGCGGCATACACCAAGTTCGTTCGCCAGTTCGGTGCTGTGCTCGACAAGAAGGCGTTCGCCAAGATGTGGCTGCACGACGAGGGGAAGGAGCGTCGGCCCAGGACGCCGAGGGCGCTGGATCTATCGTTCCTGACCTCGGACGACCCCGACGTGGCTGGGATAGCGCAGGAGATTCGGCAATGGGACGCCGAGGACGTCGCACAGCTTGAGACCGAGCTGTTCCGCCAGGCCAAGCGCCTGGCCGATGCTGAGCGGAAGCTGGCCACCAAGCCGACCAAGACCGCGGAGAACGAGAAGCGCATCGCCGGCAACAAGATCGAGCAGATCAAGGGGCGGATCGCTGACCTGAAGCGGTCGCGGCCTGAAGCCAAGGACTCGCGGATGTTCCCCGGGTACTACTGCCCGGTCCTGGTGAGCGAGGGCGGCCGGCTGGTGGTCAAGCCCATGCGCTACCAATGCCGCCTGGCGGGCAAGCCGGCCTTCTACGACACCAAGTTCCCGGGCACCTACAACGCCCGCCGAGACAGCCTGGAGAAGTTCTGGGCGCCTGCCTTCGGGCGGACCCACGGCCTGATCGTGGCCGACCGCTTCTACGAGCACGTCGAGGTCGACGGAGAGAACCGCGTGCTCGAGTTCGCCCCCCGGACCGGGGAGCAGATGCTGATCGCCTGCCTGTGGTCCCACTGGACAGACCCGAAGGGGCAGGAGCCCGACCTGCTGAGCTTCGCCGCGGTCACGGACGACCCGGAGCCGGAGGTCGCCGCGGCCGGCCATGACCGGACGATCATCAACATCAAGCCCGAGCACGTCGACGCCTGGCTCAATCCGGACCCTGCGAACCTGCAGGCCCTGTACGCCATCTTCGATGACAAGCGGCACCCCTACTACGAGCACCGCATCGCTGCGTAG